AGTAGTGTGCTCCTATATAAAGAAATTGATTTTTATGCTGATATTGGTGCCATGAAGGCTTTTGGAAATAGCCAATAATTGGTCTGATTGATTGTTGATTTTGATCTTTGCATGAAACTAGAAAAAGCTAAACATTGATTTACCGCTCTTAAATTCTAACTCATCCAAAAAGTCATTGAAATTTGCCTCTTTATTTAGCTCCTTCTCAATTAGAAAAACTGTTTTATCAATGAATCGATCCATCATTATAGACCAGGGTTCATGATTAATTTTAGGTAATGATCTTACAAATTTTAATAATTTTGTCCAATTGATCTGGCCGCCTGCAACATTTATGAAAAATGCTGATGGCAAAGAGAACATGTGGAATTCTCTGTCCATGCCTTCCAATAGCATTGCAATATGGAAAGAATTTAAGAGAATAGAAGACCATTCATTTGTCTCTAGTAGATTTATTACTGAACATAGAGTATTGATTATTCCTAAATTTTTCTTTGAGTAAAAGCCATCACCAGAGAAGTCAAAGACTGTTGTAACTTCTTCAACACCTCTAGTGACAAGCTTTGAGATTGCATTTTTGTATGTCATTTTTTCATGTCCTCTTTTCTGATATTTTATAGTAAAAATAGGCATTGACTCAATCTCCTCAGATATAGTAAAATCCATAATTTCGTCAGATAAGAAAATCAATTCACCCGTGTCCTCATCACCATTACATGATAATATCCTACAAAAAGGCACTATACTTGATTTGCAAATGTTATCATAATTCAGTGACAGCAATTCTTGTGTTCTCATCAAGGCTGTTAGATTTACTATTCCAGCTTTAATATCTGGTCCATTGAAGAACATCATTTTTGACATGTGTGCTTTCTTTATGGTTGCCATTTCATCAGGAGAGACATAAAGCCTAGACATGCTGAAATTAGTGATATTTAAGCTGAAGATATTATTTAAACTCATTCTGAATAGTTCATCTCTGACTGACAACACTACTGGACAAACTGGTACCATTTTGTTATAGCGATTACCACGAGATGCAGCACCTTCTTGATTTCTTCTGAAAATATGTTCGGTTGTAGAAACCTGATAAGTATATATATGTGCCCTCTTTTTCTGAAATGTCACATAGTAGTTATATTTTTCGTCAAGCACACATTCTTCCATATACTCAAATTTTAAGCCATGACGGGAATTTAATAATTTATTTCCTGCATGGAAAACAGTATTTGGATAGAAATTTGGTATCGTTAATTCAGCAATCTTCAGTGTTTTATCTTCACCTACCACTCTAATAGACCTAAGATAACCTGAAATTGTTAAGTCTATAATCCCTGAATTTAAAGATCTATTTGTTTGCCAGTTATTCCATGAAACTCTTTCATTAGTTTTTAATGCATCAAATCTATTTAAATCTGTCTGGGTTAGAGCTTGCATTCTAAAAAGCAATGGGATGAAATCCAGTCTCAAATTACTTCCTAATATTGTATTGTATAATGTGTTGACTGATATATTCTTATACTGGAAGTTATCTATCACTTCAGTTATAAAACTTAATCTGCTAGCTTCTTCTACAAATGAATCGGCAAAGTGGCATAAGGTTCTGAAACATTCACTAGCAATTATTTGCTCGCTAGTACTAGTGGTCACAATGGTTCCTTTTACAGTTCCACTTAAAATTTGCTTCAAATAATGCATGGTATACCATTTATCATCACTGAGCGTATTCCCTTGAACCAAAGTGCAAAAATCTACTGCTGTATATGCTTTCATTGGCAAAATAAATACTTTGACCTTGTGTTCTGTTGATTTTATATAATCATAACATAATTGATACAACTTGGTAATTTCTCTAATCTTATACATTGTAATTTCTGTGCCTGTCAAATGCTTGGGTGGATTATCTATGTTCTGATCTATTTTGGCTTTAATCCCTGTGTTATCTAAGAATTCATTTAAGTGATGCAAGTCTTTCTCTAGTTCTATTGGATCTGCTCCAGGGAGGTCAGTTTTATTCTTACTATAAGCCTTTAGCACTAATGCTGGAGAGTGATGTATCAGCTTCATATTTCTGAATTCTGGCATTTGATTTGCACTTAAACCAGTTCTGGACTGAGGTGTTCCTTTAACACACAATAAAGATGTGTTTGCTGCAGTGATCATCAAGGGATCATTCAAAATGCAATACTTGTATACTATTTTAATATCTTCTAAATCTAAAGGGAGTTGATTTATATCTCTATAAATCATCTGATAAGCCTGCGGGAAAGTCACCCTGCCAATAATTTCAGGCAATTCAGCTATTATATCTGATTCTACTAGTGAACTCAATTTATCAAATATACTACTATAATCTATTATAGGTTTGTGAGAAAATAAGATCTGTTCTATAAACAATTGAGCTGGGTTTTGAATTGACAAGCTCTCTTTGAATCTCTTTGAGTTATATCTATATAGTATTGAAGCCATGAATTGCTCCTTGTTTTCTCCTTTTGTAACTAATAATTCAGGATTTCCTAGCATGTAATCTAAGTTTTGATTATATTGATCTGTTGACATAGAATCTTTAAAGTCTGTATAAGATATTAGCTTGTTTAATGATCCTGGGGTGGTAAATTTTCTGGGTGTTAGTAAGGACCGACTTCTCATATCACTTGTTTCACCCATTGTGGTGTCTGCACAAACCTCTGTGTCTAGAGTTAAGTATCTAAGTATTTTAAATTTAAACTTCTCCGAGTCATTTAAATTATTTAAATTTGTTAGCCACTGGCACTGTGTTTGGATAGTTTCTCTTTGCTTGTCTAATGGTATTAACTTCTTTAGCATTTCTATTAAGAACCAAAGGTTGCCAGCCTCCAATCCTACAAGAGAAATTAAATATAAAGGAGCATTGATGAATCCATTAAGTTCTACAGGTATATCTGACCTGTTTGCAAATGGTAAATAATTTGTAGGGCTATTTATTTGATCATTCAGCATATTATATGTCAAATGTGTAATCCAATGACTGCAACTTATAGCTACCCATGCTAAGCTGGGTGGACAACCATGTTTGATACTTTGCTGCGTGGCAGATAACCTACTGGCCAAATCCTCGTAAGGTCCAATATATGCACAATCACCAACACTTGGTAGTAAGAATCGACCATATATAGATAAAGGTTCACCATGTAAGTTAAATAAAGAGACAAATTCTTTACATGTATGTGTGATGTAAGTCTTTTTCATATTTGCTTGACACCCAAAAGTTAAACAAACTGTTTCAAATGTGTCTGAAGCGAATTGGATCATGACTTCATCAGAAAGCTTATTCTGAATTATTGCTAAAGAAGTTTGATTGTCGTCTGAGTGGACCATTGAGTTCACTAAACATTCACCATCAAGAAGCTTCATAGTCTCTTTAAAGATATCCTTATAGACCAACATAGCACAACTATGGACATAACTAGATATATAATTAAAGTTCCCTTGGAGCCAGTTTCTTTTGATATGTACAAAATTTGTAGATAAGTTATTAGTTGAATCTAGTATTAGATCATTCTGATAGGGTGTTTTTTGATCAAGCACATTGGACAGTAGATCATCTGGTAGGATTAGGACCTTCTGCATGTAATTACACATGAAGTAGAGCATTCTTTTCTTTTCATTCGGGTATAGTATAGGATCCAATGCTATCAACCAGAAATATTTGTAAAATACATCCTGTGCACTCCACTTTGACATATCTGCATTTATTTCCAATTTTAATGCTTTAGTGGGTTCTCCTTTTTGCATATAATCTTTGGTTTTTTCCACAATATAACGTATTTCTTCTTCTGCCTTTTTCTCCAAAATTCTTAATTTTGAATCTCCAGGTTCACTTATCATTTCATCAGTATTTAATTTGCACCTTTCCTTTGATATTCGTTCAATAACATACATGCACATTTTGGCTTCAAATTCACCTACAAAAATTTCTCTATCCTTTGCAGTCTTTTGGCCTTTGTTAAAGAAGGTAAATGAGAAATCTTTGTGATCCTTCATCATTTTCATAGCTTGATCTATAAAAGGGCTATCATCTAGATATCCTATTTTGAATAATTCATACAGTCTATCGAAAACTTTCACCGATATGTAATCTCTATAATTAGGAATTTTAGCTGCCAAATCTTCATAATTACAGTGGCTGACTTCTAGTGATGCCTCTTCTTCTGTTATAAACAATGGGTTCGATAGTCTATACTTTTCACAGATTTTCTTTTGATTTTTTATTGAGCTTGAATGTGCTTTTGTTTTCACTTCTTTAAAATCACCTATCTTTATGCAAGATTTTGAACTAGTGAAAGTGCTTATTGTTGTAATACTCCTTCTGAAATTATTACGACTCTCTACTCGATTTCTGAGGTGGTTATGTCTTGATGTGTCTAGTATCAATGATTTGGCTAATGAGTGCACAAGTATGGGCAAGTTTACATGTTGCTTCTTCTCATGTTTTGACCATATGCCCAAGTTGTCAAGTCTCTGGTTCATTTCAATTTCTAACACTGTCTTTGCTAAATCAATCATAACATGATGCTTTTCATGTAGTCCCTTAGCATTAAAATAAAAGGGTAGATAGATTTGATTTATATATTCTTTAAGATTGACTTTTCCTGGGAACCAAATAGAATCCAGATTCCTTTCATCATTCACACCTTTTTGTGTTATATCATAATCAGATAAGTAAATATTTCTTAGCTGTATTTTGCTAGATTGCTCATTTGCAGAGCTACAACCTTTTCTTATCAAATTCACCATGTATACACTAAACAGAGTTTTTGTATAAGGTGAAAATTTTTCTGCTATATAATCTTTAACATGGCTAGATATGGCTAATGAATTCATTATCATATATCTAGAAGGCTCTGTTAGAGACAACATACTTTTAGTAATTGATAAACTAGTGTAAAAAGAGAAGTTTAGCACATCCATAAGGGATACTTCAGGATTATTGTTATAAAGCAGCAATGCACTCAATAGGAAAAGACCTGGCGAAGAGACAATTCGCTGGCATCTTTCTTTATCTAATCTTATAGCTTTACTTATAGACAAGAAGTTTTTTGTTTTTAATTCTAATGTTGTAAATAAAGCCCCAGCATTCATTAAATCTGTCTTATCGGTATGGATACAAACTATAGAAAAAACAACAGTTGCTCTCTTTGTTTTAATATCAGATGATGGAAATACTAAAGCATAGACTGAGTCATTTGCACACATTGCTACTCTAAAAGTGTTATGTCTATTGTATTGTGAAACTGCTAAAATATTTCGCATAATAGTTGAAATATCAGTGATGCATTGCCAGAAGCATGTTTTATTTATTCTATTTAAAATAGAAAAAGTATCTTCAGATGCTTCCTTTATTTGTGAAGAAAATGTCTCCATGATGGGGTGGAGGTTTCCCAGTGTATTATTCTGAGACAAGAAGCTTTTATTTTTATTGACCATGGCTCTTGCTGCCATCAGTATAATAGTATTGTTGAAGTCAAGTATTTTTGGTTTTTCTAACTCTATATCTGTGGATGTCTTATCTTTAAACGTTTTATGCCCCCCAATACCCAAAAATTTCTTCAAGAATTGCTGTCTTTCCTGGTTCTTAAAAAGATCATTTGCAAGAATAAATTGTTGCTCCCATAAGACTAGTGCATTACCTACCTTAACTGCTTCTAGGCGCTTGTTATCTATTTTTTTCCCCGTAGATCTAGCTATCATCTTTCTTTCAGTACATAGGTTTTCATATTGGCCAACATTACCATCTATATCCATACTTTTACCAATAGCTTTTAATGAATCTGTCCATGTTGAAGGTTCTACAATTGATTGCAAGGAATTAGACAAGAAAATTAATTTGGCAGTAGCATTTGGAAGTCTCCTGTTAGCATTTTTTGTCCAAATAAAGTGTATTGAAGGTTTTTGCTTGTTTACATCTGTTATTATGTCTCTTTCCTTTGAAATTCTTTGACTCATCAATTCCCAACCCCTATCTATCTCTATTTGTGTTGGCTTCATATACTTTCCATCCATGTTAAACACATTATGTGATTTGATTGAAATGAATTCTTGATAATCTTTCTCTGTCTGGCCTTTGACATTATAAAGGAGACTATTCCACCTTTCAGCTGAGTAAGCACTGAATGCAACAGATTCATTAAATAAGTTAACAAATCTAGGTGGCATAGATCCCATAAATTCATTGAAAATTGGATGGGTGATTAACTCTGGAGTATCTTCCATACACCATGGTGCTGTCAATGTAAAATCCCCATGTGCTATCATCAATAGAAATTCTTCATCATCTGCAAATTTATCAAGCAGTAATTTCCGTAATTCAAAGAATTTTGAGAAGTCCAATTGTATCGGGATATTTGGGTATCTTGCCCTAAAATTTTCACCTACAATATTTATTTGATTAGTAACTGGATTGGACCGAATTATTGCAATCTCAGTAGGGATTCCTAGTTGATCCATAACAGGCAAAATTAATGAAGTATATTTCTTGTAAGTTATGTCAGTACTATCATTCCCAACTGACACTTTATAATCCAGGATTATCAAGAAATCACCATCCCAGATATAATTATCTGGAGTAACATTGGGTATGTTGTAGTTCATTAGATTGACACCAGGAATAACATCTAATATAATCTCATCTAAGAGAACATTGTTCTTATACTCTATTCCAATTGAGGCACAGAGTTCTTTGCCAAAATAATCATGTCTTGCTTCTAAGATGTCTGTGCTGATGTCTTTAGCCACAGTAGCTGTTTTAGCTGATTGAATTCTCTTTAAGAACTGATCATACATTTGATCCTCCATTCCTCAGATGTTATTATTTTGTAATTTCTTTATATAGGAGTACACTACT